CTGCACCGACCGATTTAGCAACGGTTAAATCAGGCAAGGTTGCAAATTTTTCGGCAAATTCGACCGCTTGTAAAGAGTTGGCAGAGTTTGCTAAATCGGCAAAAGTTCGCTCAACGCTAAATCAGCGTGACAAATACAGTAATGATTTGCCTTATACCCGGTTTGTAAAGTCAATTCAGACGTGCCAATGCCGAGATGGTAAATACTGCCACCACGAAAAAGTATTCGTGGAGAATGAAAAAGGTGCGGTACAGCTTTGTTGGTATCACGACAAAATGCGAATGGACGGTGAAATCCCGAATGAAAAATTAGAAGCACTAGCGGATGAAAACTGGGAAAAATTTATCGCCCAACAAATCCGCTTAACCTTACGCAAAACGCAATCTTCTGCCATTGAATTTGCGGACTTAGTGTTGTTTGCGAGTATCAAAGGTTTGCTTGATGAATTAGACAGCAACGCATTACAGCAGTTTCTCGGCTATCCACCACTGAATAATAGCGGTGTGAGCAAAGAAAGTAATATCGGATTTGATGATGTGCCGAATGCTCGAGCCAACCTCAAAAAGTGGGCTGAAACGTTAAAACTGAAAGTCGAGCCGGAGCCGTTGGCGGCATTTATGGCAAAACCGAAATTACAGCGGTTCGAGTGGCGGAAGTGGTTGCAGTTTGTAAAAGCACAGCCTTGTATGTGTTGCGGACAACAAGCAGACGACCCACATCATATTATCGGCTATGGCGGAGCGATGGGGAGCAAACAGCACGATTTATTCACTCTGCCCCTATGCCGTATTCATCACGATGAATTGCATCGCAATGTGGGTAAATTTGAGCAAGATTACGGCTCGCAATTAGAGTTGTTGATTAAGTTTTTAGACCGAGCGATAGGTTTGGGGGCGTTAGAAATTGATGGTTGAATTGGTGCTGCCCTATCCGCCAAGTGTAAACGACTATTGGCGGTGGGTAAGCAAAACAAGACGAGTGGTGTGTAAACGAGGCAAAGACTATCAATGGGCAACATTTCTCGCAGCACAGAATAAACCTAAATTTGGCGGACAGGTTGAAATTAAGTGCGATGTTTACTTCCCTGATAACCGAGATCGGGATTTGGATAACTTAGGCAAATGTATTTTAGATTCGTTGGTATATAGCAAAGTGATTGTTGATGACTCCCGGCACTATGTCAAAAAGCTGACATTTGAGGACAAGGGCAATCAAAAAGGCGGTGCGGTAATTGTAAGGATTAAGGAGAGACTAGATGTTAATTGATATTAAAGGTATTTTACGGTTTTGGGGCTATTCCGCCAACGGCAGACTTGGTACGGAATTTCCCTGTGTGGCGGCAGGGATGAAACCTGCTGTATCGGCAAGCAACCACCGCATATTACGTTTAACTGACGAATCCATTTTTGAAATTGACCGCTGTATCAAGCAACTTAAAGAGCAAGAGCCTCAGCAATATGAGGTGCTGATTGGTCGGTATGCAGCAAGGGTATCTGATACACAAATCGAAAAAGTATTAGGTATCAGTCACTCCACCTTTAAACGAGAATTGGCACAGGCGGAAATGTATGTGCTGGGTGTGGTAGTTGGGTTAAAATTGGCGTTGGTGGTTTAAATAATGTGATCTGTATCACAACATTAATTCAATAAATGAGATAAAGTATAGACTCTTTTTACCTATGGAGATTTTACCAATGAAAAAGTTAGTTTTAGTTACAGCATTAAGTTTAGTTTTATCTGCTTGCGGTAGTGGTGGAGGTGGTGGCTCATCAGCATCAAATCCTAATAAGGAAGCTACTCCACAGTCCCCATCTAAAAGTGAAACTAAGTCAGATACTTCATCTCAAAATCAAGTAAAAGGTGCTTTATCTAAAGTTTCGGCAGATTTACAAGAGCAAGTAAAAGCACTTAAGCAAATTAATGTTGATGGTAGAATCATTGAGTTAGCCCAAGAGCCTATCGGTTTTATAGAAAAAGATTTAGATAATGGCAAAAAAGGAAAAGCCTATAACTTAGCTTATTCTAGTATTGGTTATGTGTTACCTAAAGATGTAAAAACGGATGAATATGGACGAGTAATTGATGAGCGAGCTTCTGCTAATGATGTCGGTATATTTGGACTAGCAACCAAATTCCAAGATTTACCAAAATCCGGAACTGCACACTACTCTGGCGTATCATTTGGTGCAAACAGTGAAGGTAAATTAACACTTACTGCTGATTTTGGTGACAAGAAAGTAAATGGCTCAATTACTGAAAGAAAGCTATTATCTAATAACCAAGCATTATCTTCTATTAACTTATTATCTGCCCCTATCAGTCAAACCAAGTTTGCTGGTGAAGAAATACATTTTGCCGGCATTGCTCAAGCCAACGTAGAAGGTAACATTGTTCAAGCTCCTTATGGCGGTAAATTTATGGGGCCAAAAGCGGAAGAAGTTGTTGGTTTCGTTGCCGATGATCATAATGACCCATATGAAGTATTTGCTGGTCAAAAATAATTTTTAATGTATGATTGACAAGGTCGCCCTAAAAGTATAGGATTTATGCAATCCTTGCGATTAGTGCAAGTGCATTACGCAATACTATTTTTATAGCCCTGATTGGTTCAGCCAGTCGGGGCTTTTTTGTTGCCCCGAAAAAGTGGGGTGGAGTATGAATACAATGCCTGAAAAGAACCCTGATATATATACGCAGGCTTGGAATTATTTTGCAATGTTTGTCAGCAATCATAGCAGTTTTATTTGTGCTGTTATCATTGCTTTTTTTACGTCTATTACCAAGTCATTTTTATACGGCAAAACCGACACACCAAAGCGGGTCTTTGCAGAAGCGATTCTGTGTGCGGTGATTGCCGGTTCGTTGCGTCCGATTTTAATCTATTTTAATGCTGATGTTTCCTTAATTACCCCGATTGGTGCCGGTATCGGACTACTAGGGACAAGTGCTATTCGTCAAATGATTTTGAAATTCCTCAATAAGAAAGCAGGAGTTGATGATAATGTTAATTAGCGAAAGAAAATTTAAACAAGTATTCCCCAGTGCGATTGACGGAATTTATGCCGAAATTGCCAAACACATTGAAAAAGCCGGTTGCAAGACGAAAGAGCAGCAAGCAATGTTTTTGGCTCAATGTGGCGTAGAGTGTGCTGGTTATAAAACCTTTGAAGAGAATTTGAATTATTCCGCTACGGCATTATTAGCCACATTTCCGAAATATTTTACCCAACACAATGTTGTGCTTTATGCCCGAGATAAGCGTGCGATTGCTAATCGGGTGTATGCAAATCGAATGGGTAACGGCAATGAACAAAGTGGCGATGGTTGGAAATATCGTGGGCGTGGGCTGATCCAGATTACTGGTAAAGCGAATTATATTGAGTTTGCGAAGTGGGAGGGGTTGCCAAGCTTGGTGACCAGTCCTGACCAAATCACAGATAACCTTGCTCTTACGGTGCAGGTGGCGGTATGGTATTGGCAAAGTCGCAAATTAGCAAGTTACGGTAGTGACATTCTAAAAGTAACCAAGCTGATTAACGGCGGCACTCACGGGCTATCACAACGCACGAACTATTATCAACGATTAATGGTGGCATAAATGAGTAAATATATTTATCTCGTAGCCACCATTTTGATTTTGGGCTTGTGTGGTTGGATTTGGCAGCAGTCCAAGCAGATTAATACCTTAAGAGCCGAAAACCAAACGCAAGCCCAAACCATTGAGCAGCAGCAAAAAGCCAATCAACGGCTTGCTGATAAGCTCGAACAAGAGCGACAAGCGGTCGAAAAAATCCGAAAAAGTGCAAATGAAATGCGAAACAAAGTGGAGATTGTTCAAAATGAGATTAAGTCAATCCTTGCCCAAGACAGTTGTGCTAAAGCTGATTTGCCTAATGGCGTTGCTGATAGCATTAAGCGGTTGCACAGGCAGAACAATCACAAGCACTGAATATTTGTATCCGCCGGCGGCTTACCTTGTGCCGTGCGAGCGGACTGAATTTAGCGGCAATACATACGGCGATACGGTTGAGTATCTGATAAAAGTGATGGGAGAGCGTGATTTGTGTGCTAACCAAATCGACCGTATCAGAGAATGGCAAGCACAAACCAAACAAGGTTTTAAATAGCTTGGCGGATTAAGCCGCTATGACATATGGGAGCGTAACAGCTCCCTTTTTTATTGTACCGCATTACTTAGTTATGCTTTTGGTTATATCAAGACCATAACTAAGCAATGTGTTCTATTAACATAAGGATTATTTATGATTGTGAAATTGAAATTAGGTGCGGTAGTTGTGCTATCACAAGTTAAACAAGCCACCATCGCATACGCTGGATCAGAGGCATACCAAACAGCTATTGAGCAAGCCAAGAAAGGTTTACTTGATGAAGACAAAGGTAAACCATTTGAAACTGTTCTTCACTTCCCTGCTGTGTATGCCGATGAAGATGGACAAGAAGAAATTTGCCCTGAACAGATTGCAACTACAGTACGTTCAGATAATGTAAGTGGTGAGCCTGTTGCAGTGGTATTAATCCCAGATGATAACGTAGTTGGCGAGTTACAGTCTATTTTCATTTATAAGACAGATTATGCAGAAATTTTTACTGACAATGGTGTGAAATTAAGTGCAGTAAGAACAAGTCCAGCTCCTCGTTAATTTTGTAAAAGGTACTCCCGAGGGGATACCCCTTTCCACGGGGTTGCGGCAGCGTGGTTTTCGGCAATTTTTTGAGTTTCTAGGCATCATCATCTTCCTATGATGTTGCTGTTTTTTAGGCGGTTTTGATTTTTAGGATTTGAGCAAATGGACAACTTATTTGATCTAAAACTTAACATCAATCAGATCGCCGAACTCACAGGATTGCACCGCCAGACGGTATCTCAGCGAGTCGCTGGGTTAAATCCAGCACTCGGTAGTAATAGCAAATTAAAACTCTATGCTCTGCGTGATTTAATCCTCACCGGGTTGGCGGAAAAGATGTCGGCAGATGTCGATAGCCTATCACCTGCTGATCGTCGTGCGTGGTTCCAGTCGGAAAACGAAAGACTAAAATTTGAAAAAGAAATTGGCGAGCTTATCCCAGCAAGCGAAGTGGCTCTTGAAATGTCAGCTTTAGCAAAAACGGTAGTACAAGCCTTAGAAACCTTGCCTGATATTTTAGAGCGAGACTGCGGATTGCAGCCTAAAGATTTGATACGAGTGCAGCAAGTAACTGACGATGTACGAGACCAAATGGCATTACATATCCAAGAAGTTACCACTGACACGGAGAATGAATAATGTTTGCTAGTGCTAAAGAAATTCGACGTGATATAGCAAATGCCATAAAAGCACCTCGGCGAATGAGAGTGTCAGAAGCAGTAGCGGAATATATGCGTGTACCACTTGGCGGAGGCAACTCGGTCAAATGGGATAAGCACACCGCCGCCTATATGTTAGAACCGATGGACTGCCTCAATAGCCGAGAATACGATGCGGTGATTTTTGTCGGCCCGGCACGAACGGGTAAAACCATCGGCTTGATTGACGGCTGGATAACCTACTCAATTATCTGCGATCCGTCTGATTTCCTGTTGGTGCAACTTACCCAAGAGAAAGCTAGCGAACATAGCCGAAAACGGCTTGACCGCACATTCCGCTGTTCGCCCGAAATTGCCAAGCGGCTAAGCCCACGCAAAAACGATAACAATGTCCACGACAAGTATTTCAGAGCGGGCAACTTGCTCAAAATCGGCTGGCCGTCTATCAATGTGCTTTCTTCATCGGACTACAAATATGTTGCTCTGACTGACTACGACCGCTGGCCGGAAGATGTGGACGGAGAGGGCGACGGTTTCTCGCTTGCCTCAAAGCGGACGACCACCTTTATGTCAGCAGGAATGACTTTGGTGGAGAGTTCGCCCGGTAAAGATATTGTTGATCTCAAACATATCCCGAAAAGCACCCACGAGGCTCCACCGACTACCGGTATTTTAAGCCTCTATAATCGAGGTGATCGCCGTCGGTTTTACTGGCAATGCCCCGACTGCTCCGAATACTTCGAGCCGTCAATGGCAAATATGGTCGGCTACCGTGAAGACAGTGATTTTGTCAAAGCCAGCGAAAACGCACGGTTACAATGCCCTCACTGCCAAACCCTGATTGCCCCCGAACTCAAACGAGAGCTAAATATCAAGGGCGTATGGCTCAAAGAGGGGCAAAAAATTGATGCAAGCGGTCAAATTAGTGGCGAAAGTCGCAAATCCCGTATTGCCTCCTTTTGGCTTGAAGGGCCAGCGGCAGCCTACCAAACGTGGGCGCAGCTCACCTACAAACTGCTCAATGCCGAACACGAATATGAAATGACTGGCAGTGAGGAAACCCTCAAAGCGGTAACAAATACCGACTGGGGGTTACCTTACTTACCACGATCTGCATTAGAACAACGCCGTTCTGATGAGTTGATGGAACGCCGAGAAGAAGTAGAAGAGAAAACTGTACCAGCTCAATGTCGCTTTATTGTGGCGGCGGTGGACGTACAGGGCGGTAAAAACCGCCGATTTGTGGTGCAAATGGTCGGTTACGGTGAAAATGGCGAACGCTGGTTGATTGACCGCTATAACATCTCACATACTTTGCCCGACAGTGATGGCGTGATTGAAAAAATTGACCCTCGTATTCCCGATGATTGGTACATACTGATTTCGGACGTACTAGAAAAACGCTACCCACTTGCCCACAATCCAAACCACTTTATGCCGATTTTGGCGATGGCGGTGGACAGTGGCGGTGAAGATGGGGTAACCGATAACGCCTACCAATTTTGGCGCAAATGCCGCCGAGATGGCTATGCGAAACGAGTCTATTTAGTCAAAGGCGACAGCACCAAACGGCAAAAGCTGATTACCAAAACTTACCCCGACAATACCGCACGAAGTGACCGCCACTCCTCCGCACGGGGCGATGTGCCGTTGTACTTGCTCCAAACCGACTACCTCAAAGATCGGATTAACAACGCCCTGTTCCGTGATACGGTGGGGGCGAACTACATCCACTTCCCCGACTGGCTAGGTGAATGGTTTTTTAACGAATTGACCTACGAAGAACGAGGAGCGGACGGCAAATGGCGGAAACCGGGCAAAGGCAATAACGAAGCCTTCGACCTGTTCTGCTATGCCCACGCCATTGCAATTTTACGAGGCTACGAACGAATCAAATGGGGCGATGAAAACGATGTGCCAAGCTGGGCAAAACTGCCCGACATCAACCCTAATATCATTCGGGAAACGCCAAGAACGGCTGAACAAGCGGTCGAAATTGAAGAAAAATCCGAAAAACCACAACCTAAACCCACCAAAGCAAAAAGCAGTTGGTTAAGTGGTGGCGGTAGAAAAACAGGAGGCTGGCTATGAGCCTTTACACCATAGACGAGCTTAAACAAAAAATCCGCACGCTTGATGAAAAAATCGAAACCGCCCAAAGCCAAGTGAGCTTTAATGGTCGGTCGGTTTCATATCAAGTGGCGGAACTAACCAAACAGCGTGATCGCTATCAAACAATGCTGGATGAACAACTTGCCCAAAGCGGGCAACGCACCAAACAGCATCGAATTAAATATGCGAGGTTTATTTGATGAACTTCCTCGAAAAAACCATTGCCACCCTTTCCCCGAAATGGGCGGCAAATCGCTCTCGAAATCGCTATGTGCTAAATGCCTATGAGGCGGCACAGCCTAGCCGAACCCATAAGGCAAGCCGAGAGAGCAAAGGGGCAAACTCTACTGTTCGCCAAAGTGCGGTCAGCCTACGGGAACAAGCCCGAGCCTTAGACCAAAATCACGATATTGTGATCGGCATTCTCGACAAAATGGAAGAGCGGGTGATTGGCTCAAAAGGCATTCATATTGAACCGCAGCCGCTGACGTTGGCAGGTGAAGTCCACGAAGAATTAGCTGGGCAAATCCGAAAGCTGTGGGCGGAATGGTCGGTGAAACCTGATGTGACGGGATTATACACTCGCCCATTGCTAGAACGAATGCTACTTCGGACTTGGCTACGAGACGGCGAAGTCTTTGTTCAGTTGGTGAAAGGCAAGGTGGCAGGGTTAGAACACGGCTCACAGGTTGCTTTTTCCCTTGAAGCCTTAGAGCCGGATTTTGTGCCAATGCAATCCGATGAGGCAAAAAACGGCTTGGTGCAAGGCGTGTTTCTCAATGCGTGGCGGAAGCCGACTGCTTACCAAGTCTATTTAGACAATCCGCAAGAAAGCAACGGAATGTACGGCAAAGTGAAAACCGTGCCGGCAGACAATATGTTGCACCTCGCCTTTCGCAAGCGGTTACATCAAATTCGTGGTGTAAGTATGTTGCACGGTGTGATTGTGCGATTGGCGGATCTGAAAGAATACGAAGAGAGCGAACGAGTTGCCGCTCGCATTGCCGCCGCAATGACGATGTACATTAAAAAAGGCGATGCGGCACTGTATGATGACGACAGTAACAGCGATGGCGAACGCCTGTTTGATATTGCCCCCGGTGCGGTGATTGATGATTTAAAACCGGGTGAAGACATCGGCTTAATCAATTCCAACCGCCCGAATGTGAATTTGGAAACTTTCCGCAATGGACAACTGCGAGCCACTGCCGCCGGTACTCGTTCGAGCTATTCCAGCATCGCCCGAGACTACAACGGCACTTACTCTGCACAGCGACAAGAGCTGGTTGAAAGTTTTGAAGGTTATGCGGTGCTACAAGATGCGTTTGTGGCGGCAATCAGCCGCCCGATTTATCGGGAATGGCTCAAAATGGCAATCGCCTCACAAGCGATCAAACTGCCGCCTGATATTGACCAAAACTCTCTCTTTAATGCGGTTTATTCAGGTCCTGTAATGCCGTGGATTGACCCAATCAAAGAGGCGAATGCGTGGAAAGAACGAATTAAAGGCGGTTTAGCCACCGAAGGGCAAGCAATCCGAGCCAGTGGCAATAACCCAGCCGAAGTCAAACGGCAACGAATTGTCGAGATCAAAGAAAATCAAGCCGAAGGGCTAAAATTTGATACCGATCTCACCAATTACGGTGGGCAGGATAAATCTTTCTCCAATCAAAAAGATGAAATTAACGAAGATGAATAACAGGAGGGTGCGTGAAAACGTGGTTCAACATTCAAGCCAAAGCGAATGACACCGCCGAAATCTCAATTTTTGACGAAATCGGCTTTTGGGGTGTCACCGCCCAACAATTTGCTAAAGACTTAAAAGCCCTTGGCAACAATTTAAAACAAATCAATCTGCATATCCACTCGCCCGGTGGTGATGTGTTTGACGGCATTGCCATTTACAACCTGCTAAAAAATCACCCTGCTAACAAGACCGTCTATATTGACGGTCTTGCCGCATCAATGGCTAGCGTAATTGCAATGGCAGGTGATGAAATCATTATGCCTGAAAACGCTATGATGATGATCCACAAACCGTGGGGCATTCAAGGCGGTGATGCGGATGATATGCGTAAATATGCGGATTTACTGGATAAGGTTGAAAGTACACTGATTATGGCGTATGTCGCCAAAACAGGTAAATACGAAACCGATTTGGCAGAAATGCTGAAAGAAGAAACTTGGCTCACAGGCAAAGAGTGCGTGGAGCAAGGTTTCGCCGATAAGTTAGCCGAACCCCTTGTGGCGATGGCTTGTATCCAATCCAAAAAATTAGAGGACTACACAAAAATGCCTGACAAAATCAAAAATATGCTATTCGCACCACAAGGCAACGCAGGTGCAAATCCAAAACATGAACAACCTCAAACACCACCACAAGCGGGTGAAAATCCGCAAAATGTGGCAAAACCTGATGCAATGGTGGCATTAGCCCAACGCAATGCAACGATTAAAGCGACCTTTGCCGCTTTCGGCACACAATTTGACGGCTTGCTGGCAGAATGTTTAGCTGATGTGTCAATGACCGCTGAGCAAGCCAAAGACAAGCTCCTTGCCAAACTGGGCGAAAACACCACCCCAAGCGTACCGCAAAACCACATTCACGCAGGTAACGGTAACATCGTTGGCGACAGCGTGAAGCAGTCGTTAATGGCTCGTGCTGGTCAAGATACCGACAAAACCAACGCAAGAGATAATGCCTACAATGCAATGACCTTGCGTGAGTTGGCTCGTGCCTCATTGGTTGATCGTGGCGTGGGTATTGCGGGCTACACCCCAATGCAGATGGTCGGTCTTGCCTTTACTCATTCGAGCTCCGACTTCGGTCAAATCTTGATTGATGTGGCTCATAAATCCCTACTCAAAGGCTGGGAAACCGCTACCGAAAACTACGAGCAGTTTACCACCCGTGGCACTCTTACTGACTTCCGACCGGCAAAACGAGTCGGTTTAGGTGAGTTTGGCTACCTGCCGGAAGTGGGCGAAGGTGAAGAATACACCTACGGCACAATCGGTGATGAAGGTGCATCTGTTGCATTGGCGACTTACGGACAACTGTTTAGCATTACCCGTCAGGCGATTATCAATGACGATATGCATCTTTTAACTAAAATCCCTGAGAAAATGGGTGCAGCAGCCAAAGCGACTATTACCAAACTGGTGTTTGCCTTGATTACCGGCAATGCGACAGCCCAAGACGGTAAAAAGCTGTTTGATGCTACACATAAAAACAGCTTAACGGGTGCGGCATTGAATGTGGAAAACATTGACAAGGCAATCCAGTTAATGAATGGCTTTGTAAACAGCCGTGGTGAACCGCTCTCTATTGAGCCAGAATTTATGCTGTTACCAACCTCATTGCATACCAAAGCAAAACAGATTCTTGGTTCGTCAAGCGTGGAAGGTGCAGACATCAACAGCGGTATCATTAACCCGATCCGTGATATTGTCAGCCCGATTAAATCGCCTCGCTTACAAATTGCAGATCCGAAATCATGGTACTTGCTCAATAAAGAGGCGATTGAAGTCTCTTATCTGGACGGGGTGGATAGCCCTTACATCGAGCAACAGCACGGCTTTACGGTGGACGGTGTTTCGACCAAAGTCCGTATCGATGCTGGTGTGAATGTGATTGACTACCGTGGTGTGGTGAAAGTGACCAACGCTTAATTTAAACAATTTAAAACCTGACCGCACTTTTAACAGTGCGGTTTTTTATTATCCGAAAAAAGGAAAAAGAGATATGGCTAAAAACTATATTCAAGACGGCAATACCGTGCGTTTAACTGCAACCAAAGCGATTACTTCCGGCGATGTCATTGTGGCGGAGGATTTAATTGCGATTGCGGTTTCTGATGCGGCAAAAAATGATGCAGTAGTTGGCTTAACTACCGGTGTTTTTAGCGTAAAAGCTAAACAAGCAGATGACATCAAACAAGGTGCAGTGTTGTACTGGTCTGAAACAGAGGGCGCAACTCTCACCGCAGGCTCAAATAAACGACTTGGCATTGCGTGGAAAGACTCTGGCACATCATCTAATCAAGTTGATGTGAAAATCAATGTCTAGCCCGTTTGAGCAGGCAATAGCTGCCGCCGATCAAACTATTCAGCAAACTATGATGAGTGAGTGGTTGATTGGCGGCAAGCCTTACCCTGCAACTTTTGATGAAGCCCCCGCTATTTTTAACGGTTTACACTCAACCGATGACAGAGCTATTCACGGCACGGAACGCACACTGACCCTATTTCGGGCGAGTGGCTACAAACCGAGATTGGACGACCGAGTGAGCGGAAATGGCAAGAAATACCTTGTTAAATCCTATCACTTTGTCGATCAGTTAATCGTATTGCAATTGGAGTAAACAATGGGTTCTCAAGTGACCGGTTTAAAAGAACTGCAAGCCTCCCTGAAAAAAATAGCTAGGCAAACCGTACCTAAAGCAGCCGCTCAAGCAATCCGTACTGTTGGGCGGCAAGCAATGAATAAGGCGGTTAAATCGGTGGCGGCAGAGATTGGCGTAAATCAAAAGACAATCAAAGGTAGAGCAAAAATGACGGCAAAGCCCACGCCGTCAAGATTGCAAGCCACGATTAAGGTTAATCGATCACATATGCCGATGATTCGGGTACTAGAGCGCAAGTCCAACCGCCTGTCACCCACCAAAGGCAGTATTAGAGTTGGGAAACACACTGTACAACGTGGTTTTCGCCAACGACTCGCCAATGGGCGAACGCACATTATGTACCGGCAAGGTCGTAAGCGTTACGGCATTGATGTAGCAAAAGTGCCGTTATCCCAACCACTTACACAAGCATTTGATCGAGAATTGAAAAACTATCCCGAACAAGTGCAAGCGGAATTAGCTAAACAAATTGCGGGGAAATTATGAAAATCCACACAAAAATCCGAAAAGAAGTCCTTGAATTATTACAGACTAAATTGCCGGAAATTGATAATTTTTATAACGGGCTGCCAACTTTTATTGATATTGAGGAGGAACAACTTGCAGTATCGGTTTATCTCGATGATATCAGTCTGCAAGAAATAACTGTTTGTAATAATCAATGGGACGCCAAGCTCAATATTACAATCCATCTGAAATCTACCGAGAGTGCAGAAGATGAATTAGACGAATGGGCGGAAAAAATTCGTGAAATTATCGATGATTATCCCGAATTTGAGCATTTAGAGTCAGTCGCGCTCTCTCAGTATCAATATGAGCAAGACCAGAATCAGCGTACGTGGCACATGGCGACATTAATCTTTGATGTTGAGTATTAAACAAATAATCTCTATAGGAGACTTAAAATGGCAAAAACAACAAAAGTCCAAGGCACGAAATTTAGAATTAGCGTTGGACGTGAGGCTCAAAAAGCAATTACCGCAATTAACTTAAATACTGCTACTCTAACGATTGCATCCTCAGGCTATAAAAAAGGTGATGCAATCGAGCTTACAGGTTGTGGTCAATTAGATGGTATCTACCCGGTGTTATCAGTAACTACCGATCAGGTAAAATTATGCGAAGAAGTGAACTGGACAGGTAAAGATTTACCAGCTAATTACACCAAAGCCAAGGCGGCACTAGTGCAATACTCGGAGCAATTCTGCGCGGTAAAAAACATTGAAAAATCTGATGATACTTTGAGTACCGAAGATGTAACAACGGTTTGTTCAGAGGGCACAGAAACCGAGCCGGGTGAAATTGAATTTGGTTCGATCAAACTCAGTTTCTTCCACAAGCCTACTACCGAAATGCAAACCCGATTGCGCAAACTCTTTTACGACAAATCCACCTTTGCCTACAAACTGGAACTACCGGATAACCATGGCACGACCTATGGCGAAGGCTTTATTGAGGCCGGCAACGGTTTCTCGGGCGAAGTTAAGGGTAAGTATGAAGGCTCTGTATCTATTAAGCCAAGCAAACGCGACTACTTATTAGTTTAATTGCAAAAAAACCATAAAATTCGACCGTTTGTAGAAATAACAAGCGGTCTTTTTATATCAGAATTTTACAAAAGGAACGAACAATGACACTGCGTGAGAAACTCCTTGCTAATAAACCAAAATTGCAACCTATCGAAATCAACGGCGAGACCTACTACCTGCGTGAAGCTACTGTTGGTGATATGAACAAGCAGATTTTTGAAACCCGAAGCTGGCTCATTCAACAAGCTGAACAAGAAAATGTTGAATTACCGGCAGAAGATGA